CTTTACCCGAAGAATCCAAACCCACAATCCCCATTCGCTTGTACGGCAAGTTCATGATGACATCCACGGGAACGCTCTTGTCCTGTGCTGGGGGCATTTGCCCAACATCAAACCACAAAGCAGTCTCTGGCTCAGGTGCGAACTTAGCGGCTTTGCAAACCAAGGGGGTCATGCGTTCTTCTCCTTGAGTGAGTTTGTTACGTCTTTTATAAGAACTTTTATTGCTGGCATTTGGTCGTAACTGGGCCACCAACTAGCAAGTGCTTCTATCTCTTCATCCGTCAGCCCTACCCATTTAAGTTCTGCATCCGCTATGGCTTTATCTAAGGCATCAATGTTTTTACGCAACATCTTGGCCCATTGATCGCAAGCTGGTATGTTGTCCAAGTCTGTGTTTAGATTCCAAACAAGCGCATTTCTCGCTTGCCTCATTACTTCTATGCTCATGCTTGTCCCCTTAGCGGATAGGGTGGGAAAGGCCAATTTTCTTTGTCATTCATGCTGCACCTCGCAATTCCCAACCCAACAAAAAGTATTTCCAGCGCGTTTGAAGCGCAGGCACAAGATAGCGTCCGGTTTCAGACTTGGTGAAATTGCGATGGCCGCTAGTCACCATGATGGCTTCAAATGTTTTTTGAGCTTGTGTCATATTTTGCCCGTGATGTTACGCAGCAGTGGCAACGGATGCTTGACTGGCGTTACTTTGTAGTTCCCCCGGAAGTAGGGGTCTTTCGCAAAAATGCTTGGGCGCACTTCTTTCTTCCATTCAAATGGTGATGTTGGATTATCAGATACGGTCATCTCTGCAATTTGTTTTTTACGCCAGGCAGTCATTCTTTAATCTCCTTGATCCAGATAGCAAAACTGTCTTGGGTATCTTTTCCAAACGGCAAATCTCTAACCCTTTTAGATGCTTCATCCATGGCGCTGTTCCAACCAGCACGGAACACAAGTTCGGCCATGTCTGATGGTTCCATTTCAAACTCTCCAAATATTTCTTCAAAATATTCTTTAACTTTCATGGTGTTCCTTTGATCAATTGTCTATATGCGTCAATTGCAACGCGCAAATCTTTACGCAGCTGCTCAATCTCTTTTTGTTGCGCCAACATCTTCTCGTTGGCTTCCTGTGCAAATCGAACAAGGTTGTGTTGTTCCCAGGTTTGAAAGTTCGACATATTTCTCCAGCTGCTCTCGCGTAAAAACGTATTGTTCTGTGAAGTTTGGCAAGTTCTTCACCAAGCATCGCGACTCAATGCTGCCGCCAGCTTCAAGTACTCTTGTTGATAAATTCATAGGTCTGTTCCTTAGTTTATTTAATTCTAGCACATTGCTAGAAAGGCACAGCATCCCACAACCAATGCTCACAGTCAATAGGTCCATGCAACCATTCAGCCGGTGGTTTGGCATCGAACTTTTCGCAACGGTGGCCAGACTTCAAATGATCACATCGCAAGCAAGTGATCTGGATGGATTCAAGCTCCTTCAATTGCTTGTTCAAATGCATCTTGATGGCGTTCAGTTCTGCTAAATTCATATTCTTTGACCTCTGTATATTTTCCGTTTTGTTTGGTTGCTATGCGTACTGGTGTTTTCAGCGTGTATCCAGTTTCCAGCAATTCTTCGGTGGTGGTCTGGCATCCATTGCGTTGATCACACCAAGCCAGCGCCTTGTTTCTGGCAAAGCCGCCATGGTCCAAGCAGATCCATTCGCTGGCGCAGCGCAGTAAACCACTGTAATAGTCCACTCGCACGCTGTCTGGCTTGCCAGGCTTGCGATGCAGCCGGTAATCAACCCTTGTGACATCGTGCCAAGTTGTAATCTCTGCACGTTGTGCTGATAGCAATGCGGCATAAGACACCTTGGCGTCCATTGGCTTGGCCACTTCTTCCCTGATCGTTGCGCCACAATGCACACACATTAGCGCCGCGGGTAAATTGCGCTCACCGCAATCAGGACAAATGCTGTATGGTCCTTCTTGCTCACCGCTACGCTTAACCTTGGCTCGGCCCTTGATGATGTCCACCGGCCCCAAGCGCTCCACCGTGTCGGTAAAGTCCAGCACCAGACAATCAGTCTTGCCTGGCGCAATCCGTGTGCCTCGGCCCATTCCCTGCACATACAGCACCGGCGACTTGGTTGGCCTGCACCAGATAATGCAGTCAACATCAGGCACATCAAAGCCAGTGGACAGCGCCAGCACGGTGACCAAACAATGGATCTGGCCGGCCTTAAACTGACGGATTAGACTTTCGCGTTCTTGCGCCGGTGTTTCACCGCACACTACTGCGCTTGTTATGCCAAATTTGCATAACTTGTCTGCAAGGCTTTCGGCGTTATCGACACTCGGCGTAAAAGCAATCCATTTCATGCGCTCTGATGCGATTCTGGTGGCTTCTATGGCTACTTGCTGAAGGTATGAATCAACCACAGCAGACAATTCACCGACCTTATAGTCGCCATTGGATATACCGACCTGGCTTGCATCAATGCGTGTTTCAATGCGCTCGGTTGGTGGAACCAGTGGCGCCAAAAATTCTTGGTCAAGCAACTCACGCATGGTGACGTTGGACGCAATGCCGGTAAACAATGGCTCATCGCCATCGGTCAGCCAGACTTGATTGCCTCTGAACGGCGTGGCCGTCATGCCCACAGTGCGGAACTGGCAGATCTGGCCCAGCTTGTCCAAGAATGTGCGGTACATGCCTGCATCAGATGCCTTGGGGCTTACCAGATGAGCCTCGTCAATGATCACCACCTTGATGTCACCCAGCAGATGGGCGCTTTTGTGGATGCTGCCAATAGTGGCCACAATCACATCGGCATGGTGCTGTTTCTTGCCCAGGCTGGCGCTGACATAGCCAACATGGATGTTGTCCGGCAACAGTGCCTGCAACTTGCCGGCGTTTTGCTCGGCCAACTCTTTGCTGGGCACCAGCACCACAGTGCGTGGCCGGTACTCTGGCCATTGCTCCCACATCTGGCGCACAATCTCAGCGCAAATTACCGACTTGCCCGAACCAGTGGGCAACACCAACAACGGAATGTCAGCGTTGTTTTGGTGTTTGGTCCACCAATCAAACAGATCGGCAACCGAGCGCGATTGATAATCACGAAGGATCACGGTTTCGCTCCTGGATCATGGCGTCAGCGTAACGATAAGCCCAAGCTGCAATGGTCTTGGGTTCAACCGATCCAGCTGCCAATTTACCTTGCAGCGCATAAGCCGCAAAATAATCGCGCAGCGTGATCTCTTGGATGGGTAATGTCGGCGTGTTCATACAAACCTTCCGTTGTGTTGTTTGCGTAACTCAAGCGCCTGTGCATCAGTCAACATGATCTTGTCTTTGCAGGCGTGAATTTCGGCGCTGCTGATCCAGTCTGGCTTGACTTCTGGTGTGCCATTGACAAACTGTTTGCCGTCAGCCATTTGGTAAACAACTGCCTCGCCATCCATGTCCACCGGCTGGGCAAACTTGGCCAACAAAATTGGAATGTAGCGATGGGCGTTACAGCCTTCGCGCTGCTTGATCACTGGCAAATTTTTGCCATAGTAAGAGCAGTTCCAGCGTGCCTTTCCATCCATCTCTGGCGTGACATGGGCGCATGACCGGCAAGTAGGGGCCGGCACATCAGTGCCATGGCAGATGCTGTGGTAATCGCAGAACTTGCATTCGTACCAGCTTGGATCTTGGCTAATGCCGACTGGCGGTTCGGTGGCCGTGATCACCGCCAAGGCTTTATCAATGATGGTTTGCGCTTCATCCTTGTCAAACTCCAAGCGCTCGGTGTAAATATCATCGTTGTCTTTGTTGACCACAATGTAAATGGCTTTTCGGCATCCGTCCTCTTTAAACTGGTCAATGCTCCATTTCATGTACATTTGCATCTGCGCGTAGTGTTCGGGCTTGGCCTTCTTTACGCCAAATTTTTGCATCTCTTTGTACATCTTGTCGGATGCTGTCTTTATCTCCAGTATGTGCGGCGACTTTGGTGCTTGCGGCAGACCGGTCACGATGCCGTCAGCGTTGCCCTGAAAGTGACCACCGCTAGACGGTTCGACAAACGTCCACTGCTTGCCTGTCGTTAAATCCATGTCGTACACCGTGCAGCCAATGGCTCGCAGATCGTTGTAAACCCTTGGCTCTTGCAAATGGCCAGACTGAAACACTCGATACAGCCGGCCAGAAAACTCAGCCGGCTTGGACCACCGAAAAGAATACCAGTGCTGGCGCAGGCAAGGCTTGCCAATCGCACTGGCTCCCAAGTAAGGGCGCTGTGGCTCGGTGCTGTACTTTGCCTTGTAACTGGCAAAGATGGCATCGGCCACAGGGTCCACAACAGATTGTGGTACTGCGGCCATGTCTTACTTCTTAGCCCAGGCTGGGGCGCTTGGTTTGACTTCAATGGCTGAAACACCAAACGCTGGAGCCACATATTCTGGCGCCTGACGAACACCACCGGCAGACTCATAACCCTTGATGTTGTTGCTTGCCTGGTACTGGCCTTGGGCCTCGCGCACCACCACTTTGATGTTGACGGGTTTTAAGTGCAGGGCAGCTGTGTCTTGCAGCTTAATCACATTCACGGCGTGGCACAGCGCAGACAATTGCGACTGAGCAATGCGCTGGGTGTCTTCATTCTCATGTTGGATATTCAGGTTTTCCCACACACGGCGACCCTTATACTGACCATCAATGATTTCAAAGGTCAGCTTCAGGCCAGTGCCCTTGCCAGACTTCAGCGGCTGCACATCAGATTCAGTGATGTGTGCCAGGTAATTGCCGGCCGGCACAGGACCAGTTGCGGCTTGGGGTGCGACTTGCGATGCGTCAAAGTTAAATTGAGCCATTGTTTTCTTTCAAAAGTTTAAGGTTACGGACTGTGAATCAAGATTGCGCTGCGGTCAGCGCTGCTTGGAATGCCGTCCAGTCAAGCGGCATGTTGGTTAGGCCAAAGCGGTTACCACCGCAGTGAGCCGGATGAGGTTCCACATGCAAGATGCGCTCACCAGTGGTAGTGGCCTTGGTTTCTTTGTTGCCAAAGCCAGCGTCAGTCTTGTTGGTGAAGATGCGGTAACCGGCATAGCCAATCACATCAGCCCATTCTTGCACCAGCGCACCAGCGCGGTCATGCAGTTTCAGCACATGGCTGTCAAAGCCTTCGGTCAACGGATCTTCAATGCGCTTGATCTTGTCGTGAGCAATTAGAATGATGCCCATGCCCTTGGTTGCACGCAACACTTCAAGGCCAGACAATAGATTGCGCCATTCTTCGGCTGCGGCCACATAGCCCTTGCCAAAACCTGGCTGTTCAATGTTCTTCCAATTGTTTTGTTTGCACACATGATCTTGGATCATTGGCTCCAACCAATCCAATGAGTCAATGAACAACGTCTGAAAGTCATGGTCTTGGTTGATCAAGGTATCGACCGCGGCATAGACTTCGGTCAAGCTGGACGCCAGAGGGAATGCGTTAGCGTCCACAGCATCAGCGCCGTCTTCGGTCAAGATGCCAATGGCGTTGGGAGCCATAGCTGCAAAGGTGGTCTTACCGATCTTGCCTTGGCCAACCACAACGATCTTGGGGGCGCGGACACGGCGGGTCTTGGAGATGGATTTCAAGTCAAACATATTAGTCTTTCAAAATTTCAATGGATGGTTTTGCGGGTTTGCTAGTGATGAACACCGTGGCCTGGGCATAGGCCATGGAATCCAAATCTTTGAGGGCACGCAGGTGAGCCAGGTCAACGTCAGCCTTCCAGCGAAATGCTTTCTTGGCGTTGGCAGACAGCTGCTCCCAGCCGGCCTGCACTGCTGGCGTGTCCACACTGCGGTTGATTGACCATTTGATGCGGATTTCTTCATCAGTGTGCGTGCCTTCACCGCCTTCTGGCTTTGTAAATTGGGCCTCAATCAATGCCTCTAAGCGCAGACGTTCGGCCTTGGCAGCGGCTTCATCAAACTTTGCTTTGCGTAACAATGCGGTCAGTTCAGTGATCATTTTTCATGTCCTCAAGTGCGGTGGTTGTAATGTGATCGACCAAGTACTGCAAGAGCAAATGGCCAATGTCGATGTCAGTGCCGGCAACGTATGCGTTGACCAGTTCCATACTTTCATCTTGGTCAGGCTCATAAAGTAAGCCCATGGAATCTTGTGATCCGTATTCGGCAGGCATGTACTCAAGATGGCATACCAAATCAACGCCTTCAACTTCGCAGGCGTATTCAATAAATCCAGGTGGGCAAATGGGGGTGGGGTTCATGCCGACCACCATGCGGCAAGTAGCCAAGCCAAGCCAGATCCAATGGCTATGGCGATAATGAAGTCCAGCGCGGCTTCGGCACGGGCGTGCAGTTTTGCGTTTTTGACTTCGGGGTAATGAAAGTGTTTGTGGTGTTTCATGGTTTGCTTTCAATGGTAGGGGGCCGTGGCCCCGTGGGTTGGTTAGGCTGCGGCTTTCTCAGCAAAACAACGCTGTGCTTCTGTACCTTGAGAAATGTATTCGTCAGATCCGTAAGCTGGATCAATTTCGCCCCAATATGTCCAATCAACATCTTTGCCAGCGGCAAATGCTGCGTTAACACGGGTTGCAAGACGTTCGGTTTTGGCTTCGGCAGCTGCACGATAATCTGGGAAGCAAGAATCGCCAGTATCTTCGCAAACCAGCTGCTCAGTGCTGTTAAAAGTAGCAGTGTGACGGAATCTGCGACCAGCTGCGTTTTCAATGATCACGTAAAACTGTTCGGCGATGTAAGCGTGACCATCGCAAGAATAACCTGCGTTAAATAGGTCAGATGCTGCGTATGCTGTAAAAGTTGCGTTTGTCATTTCAGTTTCCTTTGGCCTTTCGGCGTGATGGTCAGTGAACTATTTCCCTGCCATGTGATGAATTCTAGCGTATTGCTAGTTCTTGTCAAGCCCTTTGCTAGAAAATATTTTCTAGGTAGTTTCCCTAATCTGTTTTTGCTCAAGCAATCTGCTAGACTCAGCGCCCTATGAACACACAAATACATCCAGACGAGCGCCGACAACTGGCAGAAAAAGTTGGCATCAATGAGCAGTATCTTTACCAGTGCCTGACAGGCCGGCGTGAAATGTCAGCCAGTGAGGCTGTGCGGGTAGAGCAAGAAACCAATGGGCGATTGAATCGCAAGATGCTGTGCCAGGACAGTTGGCAAGGCATTTGGCCAGAGTTGGTGGAGGCTCGAGCATGACATCCCTTTCAACCATATTCCCCAATGGCTTTGCAGTGGCCACAGAAAGCCAAGACCTGATCAACCCTGAAGCTGCTTTTAGATCTCACTGCGAAGCCAGTGGCTTGTTGATCAAGGATCTGATCGCTGATGGTGAGATCCACCGTGTGCCTCATGTATCAAGCAAGAAGGGGGCGCTGGATGGCTGGTATATCTTGCATCTGTCGGGCAAGATCCCTGTGGGCATTGCCGGTTGCTGGAAGGAGCCTACGTTTGAATCAAAATGGGTGGCTGACATTGGTCGGTCTATGTCGTTCACTGAGCGTTTTGAACATGACAAGTGGATTAATGAAATCAAGGCCAAGAAAGAGGCTGACAGGATCGCCAGCCAGGCAGTGGCAGCAGAGCGTGCAGAGGATGAGGTCGGCACATATGCTGACGCTAGCGATGATCATCCGTATTTGGTGAGAAAACATGTTGGTGCTCACGGCATCAAGATTGATCGTGCTGGCCGGCTGGTTGTGCCGGTGATCAACCAGTCTGGCGAGATCTTGTCCTACCAAACCATCGATGCTGAGGGGAATAAACGGTTCCTAAAGGGCGGCAAGATCGAAGGCGGGTTTTATGAGTTGCGCGGGAATCGCAAGATTGTGTTTGTTGGCGAAGGCTTTGCCACTTGCGCCAGCATTCATGAGGCAACGGGCTACACCGTCATGGTGGCGTTTGATTGTGGCAACTTGGCCAAGGTAGCCAAGAGCGCCAAAGAGATGTTCCCAGGCTCCAAGATCATCATTGGCGCTGACAATGACCAGTTCACCGAAGGCAATCCTGGTGTGACCAAGGGCAGAGCAGCTGCGGCACTGGTGTTTGGCGAGATCGTTTACCCCAGTTTTGGTGATGCTGACATGGTGGACAACAAACCAACAGACTGGAATGATCTGCACTGCCTGCAAGGACTAGATGCTGTGAAAGAACAAATCGAGCGTGTGGCCGGTCCAGTGCGGGAAAAACTGGCGTTTGAGTTCTCGCGCATCGATAGTCTGGAATTGTCAGAAATTAAATGGATCGTTGACGATTACATTGAATCTGACAGCTTGGCCCAAGTGTTCGGTGATCCAGGTGGTGGTAAGTCGTTTGTCAGCATTGACATCGCCTGCTGTGTCTCAACCGGCACACCATGGCATGGGCATGAAGTGCAAAAGGGCGCAGTGTTCTACATTGCCGGCGAAGGCCACAACGGACTGGCTCGGCGCTTTAAGGCTTGGGAATTGGGCAACGGCATATCCTTGCAAGGCGCACCACTGTTCAAAAGCCACCGTGCAGCGCAGCTGTATGACGCAACGGAAGCTGCCATGGTAGCAGAGGCCATCAAGACTCTTGTGGCTGAGTGTGGCCACATCCCTGCCATGATTGTGATTGACACCTTGGCCAGGAACATGGGCGGTGATGAGAATTCAACCCAAGACATGAATTCATTCATCCAGCATTTGGATACTTACTTGCGGCAAGACTACAAATGCTGCGTACTGGTGGTTCACCACAGTGGCGCCATGGACAAGGACCGCAGCCGGGGATCGACGGCGCTCAAAGGCGCACTGGATGCTGAGTACAAATGCCAACTTGATTCAGGCTCCAAGACCATCCAGTTTGAATCCAAAAAGATGAAGGACGCTGAAATGCCAGTGGCCAAGAACTTTCAGATCACTCAGGTCGATTTACCAATCTTGGACAAGCACGGCAATCCAGTCAAGGGCGCATACCTGACCAGCGTGGACATTTCGGGGCTGGTTAGCAGTGTGCAAAAGCGCACCGTGCTACCAGGTAACCAGTTGATCGCCCTGAATTGCTTGGTGGCTATTGAGTTGAAAAAGCAAACCGATGGCATGGAAGGTATTGATGTGTCAGCCAATTACGATGAATGGCGCGAATCGGCAAAAGGCCATGGATTAAACGCCAGGCGGTTTAAAGAATCGGTGGACGGGTTGACCAAAAAAGACATGGTTAGTCTACGCAATGAGGTGTACCGATCTGTACCGAAACGTACCGAAATCGGTACGAATAGCACTGTACCGAATTGATGTACCGATGTACCGAAACGTACCGAAACGTACCGATGCCCGACTTGCCCGTTGTACCGAAACGTACCGAAGGGGTATATATACCCCCTTCGGTTCGGTACACAAAGTCGGGTCAAAGTATCGGTACACGGATTTTGAGTTTTTAAGGGGTTGGGATGATTGAAGTGGAAGTGGACATGAAGGTGGTTAGCGTGGCCAACGTCAGGATGCATTGGGCGGTGAAGGCGAAGTTGGCTAAGGATCACCGTAGGAAGGCGTACAGCGCGTTATGTGCTGTGGCAGCACCACCGGTACCACCTTGCACGATTGTGTTGACTAGGGTGGCTCCTAGGGCTTTGGATGGGGATAATTTGCAGTCTGGGTTTAAGGCGGTCAGGGATGGGGTGGCTGACTGGCTTGGTTTGGATGATGGACACCAGCTGCTGGATTGGCAGTATCGGCAAAGATCTGGTGAGGCGAAACAGTACAAGGTTGAGATTGAGGTGATAACATGATGGCTGCGGGGAATAGTCAGTTGCCGCACAGTTCGAAGGCTGTTAAGCCAGCGCTCAAGGATGGTGACGCACATTGTTTTCTGGCTTTCCAGTGTGCCTCGTTGAAACCCGAATTGAAGCCTTCATCTTTTTAAGGAGTTTACAAGTGACTCAGAACTTGGCACCCGATGTGGTGGAAAAACGTGGCCGTGGTCGGCCAACAGTGTTTGGCATTGAACATCCCTGCTGGCGAATCATGACCGAGCAGATGTCGATGGGCAAAAGTCTCAGCTCGGCGCTCAAGGCCGAGAACATGCCGTCGTACTACGCCGTCATGCTGATGATCAAGAAAAGCCCGGAATTCCGGAAGATGTACGAGCAGGCCATTGAGGACAGGGCTGATCGCCTGGCTGAAGAAATCCTCGAGCTGGCTGATGAACAGATGCCAGATCATCTGGAAGGACCAATGGCTTCTGCCTGGGTTCAGCAAAAGCGTATGCAAGTGGACGCACGCAAATGGATTGCATCCAAACTCAAACCCAAAATGTACGGTGATCGCATTGATGTCGCTGTGACCGATACACGCATCAGCGTTATGGATGCACTCAAAGAAGCCAAGCAACGTGTCCTGGCTGACGATAGCAATGTCGTGGATGTGCAGGCTAAAGATGGGTGATTTGTGACTTTTGGTGTGGTAATCGGTGGGGGGGTTTGTGCGAATTACGCCGAAATTGTTGCCAATTACGCGCACGCGCAAGTAAGCGCTCACTAACTTACGCATCAGGGTTAACCCTAGCAAAAACACCTGTCTGCTTAATACAACGTCTATTATGTTAAGTCGGAACAGTGTTATCCACAGGTTATACATGCCGCATCGATGCCGACCGCGGTTATTCACATGTTGGCATGAACAACTAGGGTTTTGCCCTGTGGATAACTGGCCTAGCGGCCCGTGCCGGCCCAACTGGCCGGTCGGGGGAGGGGGTAGGGCCGGCGCGAAAGGGCCACAGGAACGGTAGCCCCGCGAACATTTTTTATTTTATTTTTTCAAAAAATGCTTTAACATCGCGCCATGCCCATCTACAACGCCCTAGCCCAACAGAGCCAGAACGCGCTTGCAGCGCCATATTTTGGCAACCCTAACATTCAGCGTCAAGGAGCTGCTGCGAGGCAATTGGCGCAGGCACGGGACGTAAATACGTTGCCGGATCCGAGGACATATGCGGCGGTGCAGGGTTTCTTGGGAACGGCGCCAGATCAAATGGGTTTTAGTGTGATGCATCCGGATTACCAGGGCATTCGCAATGTGGCTAATCCGGCATATAACTTGGGTTTGATGGCGCAAGTAGCGCCATTGCTGGCGCCGGTGACTAAGGGTTTGCCGGTTGGCATGAGCATTCAGGATTTGAGCAAAGCGGAGTTAAAGTTAATTAACTCTGAGGCTTTTCAAAAATTAAAAGGCCAAGAGAGAAACCAAGCGCTTGAGGCTTTTAGGGCAAAGCAAAACGGCACTGGTGTTAGCCGAAGCATGAAAGAGTTGAAGGCGGCGGTTGGTGGTGAAGAAGATATTGCCAAATCGCTGTTGCAAAGTCCGGCGTTTAAGATTTCTGGTGTTGTGCCAAAGTCGGTGATTGATGATGCGATGATGACCAGGGGCCGCATGAGGGCGGAGCCGGCCACCACGCCTGGCCCGAAGGCAAGCGAAGCTGAATGGAAGGCATGGGGTGAAAAGCATGGCGCCAACATGACGTTGACGGAGCCGCAATCACTTGGCATTTCGGATTTGACATCTAAGCGTGAGGTCAAAATACCTGGTGGTTTGGAGGGTACGTTTACGATTCCGGACATGTTTTGGATGAAGGCAAACAACATTGATCCGGCATCGTTGCCAAAAAAGACGCATGATGAGTTGATGCAGAAATTGATCAGGACGCATGAAGTGCAGAATCCTGATCAGGTGGACATGTTTAACCGGTTAAATTTTGCGTTGTTGTCGCCGAATGCGCCGTTGACGCCAAATGAGTTTTTGGCGCAGCGCATGAGGTTGGTGAACATGGATGAATTGCAGGCATTGGCCGGCAGAGTAAATGAGCCTGGTTTATCGCAAACCGCGCAACGTCAGACTGGTGTGCAGGCAGCTAGCCGAGGTGGTATGGGTGTGCTTGGAACTGCTGATTTGGGCAATCAGGCGATGTTGGCCAAATTGATTTTAGATAAGCCTGAGATGTTTCAGATGGCGCCAGGCGAGACAATGCGCGATGTGACTATGAGGGTGATGAATCAAGTGCCAGGCTTGGGTCCAAAAACAGCGTCACTTGGCACACCGTGGTTGAATTTGGAGAAAGCAAATACCAGTGCGGTTGATTTGCACATGATTCGCAATTCATATGAGCGCATGTTGGATGATCCGATTGTTGGCCAGGCATTTCGCGACCGGATGGCTGGAAAATTGAAAACAGATGCAACGACCGAAGCAATTTTGGGTAAACCGGTTAAAGATGTTGAAAAGGCTGCGATTGATGTGATTGGTGGATCTTCGTTGTCGAAGACGTACCGCACAAAAACTGGCGAATTGAATGATATTCCTGGTGTGGCCACGCCGGAGAAATTGGCATATGAGCCAAAGCAGTTGCAAGATTTCAACCCGTTTTATAAGCGTGTGGTTGATTATGTGGACGAGTCCCGTGGTCCAAATCCAACGATTGAGTTGTTTCCAGAGCAGTGGCGCAAGTGGGATGTGTATCGACAGCGCTTGGAGCCACATGAGTTTGCTCACCCTGATTATCGGTTGTTGCCGCGCCAGTCATGGACGGAAATGCAAGATGCATTGACCGCGCACAAAAAAGCTGGTTATACGCAAGCGACCAATCCAGTGATGGCGCCATCTGATTGGCGTGAACTTTATTATGGTGCAGCAGTTGGTGCAGGGCCGGCGATTGGCATGGGTTATCAGCTGCCAAATGCGTTGGCGCAACCGCCGGTCAATGCGTTGCTCGAGCAACAGGCGCCAAATCCCTAATGCAAACCACAATCTACAAACCCGAAGACGAGCAAGAGTTGATGGCCACACTGTGGTCACCGGCGATTGCGGACGATCCGGAGGCTTTTGTGTTGTTTGCTTTCCCTTGGGGAAAAGAGAACACGCCGCTACAGCACTTCAAAGGTCCACGCAAATGGCAAAGGGAAGTGTTGAGGGAGATAACGGAACACATCAAGCGCCAAAAGGGTTTGATTGACTTTGAAACCCTGCGCCATGCCGTCAGCTCCGGTCGAGGCATTGGCAAGTCAGCCCTTGTGTCTTGGCTTACCATTTGGATGCTATCCACGCGCATAGGTTCGACCACCATTATTTCGGCCAACAGCGAAGCCCAGCTGCGTGCAGTCACTTGGGCTGAGATTACAAAATGGTTGGCCATGAGCATCAACAGCCATTGGTTTGAAGTGAGTGCGACAAAAGTAGCGCCTGCCAACTGGCTTACAGAACTGGTTGAAAAGGATCTGCGAAAAGGCACACGGTACTGGGCTGTAGAGGGCCGGCTGTGGTCAGCCGAAAACCCAGACTCTTATGCTGGTGTGCACAATCACGATGGTGTGATGGTGATTTTTGATGAGGCGTCAGGTATTGACGACAGCATTTGGTCTGTGACGGCTGGTTTCTTTACGGAGAACACGCCCAACCGTCTTTGGCTGGCTTTCTCCAACCCACGGCGAAACACTGGTTATTTTTACGAGTGCTTTAACAGCAAGCGAGATTTCTGGACCAACAAGGTGGTGGACGCCCGAACGGTTGAGGGTACGGATAAGGCTGTTTACCAGAACATCATTGATGAGTATGGCCCAGAGTCCAGCCAGGCTCATGTGGAAGTTTATGGCATGTTCCCAAGCGAAGGTGATGACCAGTTCATACCGGCAGACATTGTGGACGAGGCCATGAAAAGGGACAAGTACAAGGACCAGACTGCGCCAATCATCATTGGTGTGGACCCCGCAAGGTTTGGCGCTGATGCGACGGTGATTGCTATCCGGCAGGGCCGAGACATTGTAAGGATTGACCGGCATCGAGGCGATGACACCATGACGGTGGTGGGGCACATCATTGAGGCGATTGATGAGTGGAAGCCGGCCATGGTGGTGATTGATGAGGGTGGTCTTGGCGCTGGCATTGTTGACCGGCTTAAAGAGCAGCGCTACAAGATCAAGGGTGTGAACTTTGGCAACAAGAGCGCCAACCCAATCATGTATGGCAACAAACGTGCTGAGATGTGGGGCAAGATGAAGGATTGGTTGCGGACGGCAAGCATTCCCAAAGACAGGTTCTTGAAAACGGATTTGGTATCGCCTATGATCAAGCCTGATTCTAGAGGTACTATTTTTCTGGAGTCCAAGAAAGACATGAAGGCTCGTGGCCTGGCGTCACCTGATGCTGCTGATGCAATTTGCGTGACTTTTGCCTTTCCTGTGGCGCATCGAGAGTACAATTCTAGAGAAACAACCCGCACATATTCTGATCGTGGGGCCGTAGCAACTTCTTGGATGGGGTCTTAACATGGCAAATACCAAGCCGATTGGCGTCGCATACGAAGACCAGAACATTATCGGCGCGGATATTGTCAAGGCTAAAGACATTTCCACCACAGGCACGATTGGTTATGCCGCTGGTGCATACGACACCGTAACGCAGCAGAACAACAAAACGACCGGCGTAACGATCAATACGCCGTCGGGCCAGATCATCACGGCTAACGCTCAACTTGCGCCAAGCGCAAACGCTGTGTTTGTGGTCACTTGCAGCACTGTCAGCACCAAAGATGTCGTGGTAATCAGCGTAGCCTCAGGCGGCACGGTCGGCGCCTACAACGTGTTTATCGCCGCAGTTGCGGATGGCTCGTTTACTGTAGTCATTAAAAATATTACAAACAACGCCTATTCTGAAGCGTTGCATTTAAATTACGCCATATTCCACACAGCCACTTAAAAGACTGGTATGCCACTCGTCAAATCCAAATCCCCCGAAGCCTTTCGCAAGAACGTAGCCGCTGAAGTCAAAGCCGGTAAGCCGGTTGCTCAAAGTGTGGCAATTGCTTATTCAGTTAAGCGTCAGGCAGAGAAGAAGCCTGCTGCAAAGCGTTCCAAATAGGCCGCATGCGTTCTTCCAATTCAATTTTTTGGTGCGCGGCATTTGATAGCACAGCTAAATTTTCTAGCCGGTTATCATGCGAATCACCATTGATGTGATGAACATGCTCCCACGAAGCCAACTTTCTACCCAAATGTTGTTCCATAACGTACCTATGGACACGTACTTGTTTCCCATTTACAGTCATGGTTTTGTAAGTGTGAGCCGGTTTGCCGGTAGGGCGAAAACGAAGATGTGCAAATTGCTCCAAATGCTCTTTTGCCAAGCAAGAGCGCGAACAGTATTTTGCGATGTCTTTTCTGTATGTAGGAACTCTAAAAGGTTCGTTACATACGGCGCAAGTCAGAATAGCGCCAGTTCGGTCACGTTTTTTCATACACAATAGCCTTATACGTTGCTATTGCCTATTATACAGGAGTAAAAATGAAAGTCACTACCGCTGCCCGTAAAGCCATGCCCAAGTCTGAGTTTGGTATGCCAGGTTCTCGCTCGTATCCAATGCCCGATAAAGCCCATGCTGTTAATGCCAAGGCACGCGCTACTCAGCAAGTGAAAGCTGGCAATCTGTCGGAATCGTCTAAGGCTAAGATTGACGCCAAGGCCAACAAGATTATCAAGAAAAAATGATTCCAAAAGCCCTGCAAAACTGCCTGATTATGGAGCGTGATGTTGAAACTCACGCTACCTTCGTTCTTACATTAACTGAGAAAATGCCGACAGGTGTGATACTATCCGCTGGCCCTGACTGTAAAGAACTCAAAGTTGGGGATCGCGTATACTTCGATGTAGGGCAAGAATTTACGCATAATGGCAAAGAATATGTGCTTATGCGCGAACCTCACGTTTTAGGGGTCTTTAATGGCTGATCCAACTGGAATAGTCGCCGCAGCTAACGTAGCTGCCGGTGGCAAACCACTAAAAAGCGACTCAGATATTCTGACCGTTGCGCGTGCCCGTCTGGATATGGCCGTATCGGCACTGGCCGAGTCCCGCGAGGATGAGATTGATGACTTGCGTTTCTACGCTGGCTCGCCCGACAACCACTGGCAGTGGCCTGCTGACGTACTCGCCACCCGTGGCGCGGTCCAAGGGCAGACCATCAACGCCCGTCCAACGCTGACCATCAACAAACTGCCCCAGCATGTGCGCCAAGTCACCAACGACATGCGCCAAAATCGCCCCGGGGCCAAGGTCATTCCTGTTGATGACAACGCCGATGTGGAAGTGGCAGACATTTTCAACGGCATGATCCGGCACATTGAGTACATTTCGGACGCCGATGTGGCCTATGACACCGCCTGCGAGAATCAAGTGTCCTACGGCGAGGGTTACATCACCCTGATGACCGAGTATTGTGACGAAAACACGTTCGATCAGGACATCAAGATTGGCCGTGTGCGTAACAGTTTCTCGGTCTACATGGACCCCCTGATTCAAGACCCCACTGGCGCGGATGCCAAGTGGTGTTTTATCACCGAAGACCTGACAAAAGCAGAATATGAGCGTCAATACCCCGACGCAGCGCCTATTTCCACGCTTCAGTCGCTTGGCGTGGGCGAT